CTCATGTCACCCTTCCGTTTTTCGACAGAATTTCAATTTTTTGAATCGACAGCGGCGAAGAATTAATGTCAGCTTCGTAGCCCGTCTGAACAATACGGCCAGAACCCGTACCTTGCGCGTATAACGTCTGTAGTGCAATGCCATCTGCGTACTCCGCTACAGGAACCCCGTTAGTGCCGTATTCTGCTATGCCATACTCAGATACACTTTGCGTCGGAATCTGCGTGTTTTGCGATAAATAGTTTTCGTTAAAATCAAAACCCCATTTAATGGTCACAAACTGATTTGTGCCGCCAATCACAATGACACCAATGCGCTTTAATATAGACGTGACGCTCTGGTCACCCAAGTCGCTGTGATTTGTAAAATATTGAAAGCGATACTCAGCAGTGTCGTCCAAATACGTGCCGTACTTGGCAACGTACCCTGTCTGGCCTAACAGCAAGTCACCATTACGACGTGACAACAAAGCAGAGGGTGTTATATGAGTCCACTGCGTCACCCGCGCAGACCCGTCCGGCAAATACCCTCGGGTATCAAATACATACACAGATTGATTGCTGGGCAACGTCAGCAGGTAGAACGCGTTAACTTCGGAATACACGGCTTTAACATTAGCCAGCGTCTCGCCTGCAACGATACCAATTAGATCATTACGCACGTTTTTGCTGATGTCACGAAACGGCGCTGACTTCTCCTGAATCGTGCGCATCAACGATCGCACACCGCTGTTGGACAGGAAAAAGACGTCGGTCGCAGTACCTTGGATCGAATCGCGCGCTATGCAGCCAATACCTACCACCGTATCGCTTAAAGATATGGTGGCCGGCGCTGTTGCGCCCGCATACACCAGTATCTGGCGCTTGCCAAAGATAATCAGAAAGTTGTTGTGGGCGGCTAGGCCAACAATCTCGTCCGGTCCAGCAGGCCAGACGTTATTGATATTTAATGTGCCTGACGTGCCGCCGGTGTAGATGTGCCCCGCCAGCAGGTCAGAAAACGTCAGGGTTTGCTTGTCAGACGCCGTATTGGCAATCCACAGACGACCGTATGCCGAGATGACGATATTGCCAGACGGCACCGTGCCCGCGTAACCCGACTTCTCGCTCACACGACGATAGGTCGTAGTGCTAACTGCTGGGTCGTAAATCAGCGGGTCGTGGCCTGTCTGGAAAAAGTACGTGATGCCATTAAGCGAGGCGCACTGCCAGTTGTTGGCTGTGATGGTCGGGGCGGTACCCCCTCCCCCGTAGGTCAACTCGACAACGGCGTTGCTGCCATCGAGCTTAAAAATCTTGTTGTTGCCTGCAAACAGAATTGTGTACGTACCGTCAGCAACCACCAGTTCATGGATGACGCCCACATCATTAGCGCCCAAGTTGCCGGAACTGCTATTAACTCTAGACCACCCCTCGCGGGCACCGACACGGCCGTACTGGTCAATGACGCAATTGGTTGCCACCAAGGCAAAACCAGCGTCCAAAGCGAGCGGCGAATCTTGGGTGTTCAGGCCGTAAAAGCCTGGCGCCGAGATTGTGTCAATGCGTAGCGGCTGGCTCATACGGCTAAGAACTCCTGCATCTCGGGGAAGCGAGTGGACTCCAGCGCGATGTAATCTGACAGCATGCCCTTATACAACGCATAAGCCTCGGAAGAATTAAGACCGCCATCCTCACCGCGCTCAACCAAAGCTCTAGCGTAAGCGTTTTGAGCGACCAGCACATCTGGCACCAGCACGGAAGTCGAGTCAGCAGACAAGGTTGCTTGTGGCACCGCCAAGAAGAACTTGAGGGTATACACGCCGTTAGGGCGACCCCACAGCTGCACTTTAGCGTCGCCGTTGTTGTCTACACCCTCAAAGCAATACTCGGAAGGTACTGCCGTAATCGTGGGTTGCAGATACTGCTTGCGGCGCATGTCGCTAACCGTAATAACCTGCATGATGACATTGCTGGTGATATTTAGTGGGTCGCTGGTGACGCGGAATTTTTGCCCGGCACCAGTCATGGAGTATTCGTACACGCTACCTGACGTAGTAACGGTAATCTCTTGGCCTAGCGCGTTCCAGTCGTAAGCGTCCTCAATCTGACGCTTGGCGTCATTGACAAACTTGCCGATCAGAGAGGAATAGGTAGTCAGACCGACAGTCGTCACCTGCGTCTCTCGCAGGCGGGCCAGCACATCGTTGACGAGTTCTAAATAGGTCATTTGCTTTTCGCCTTATTCCTTGCGGATATAGCTTTAGCTTTTGCCTTTGCGTCTGCCTTGGATGATGCGCCCCAAGCCTGCAGTGACTGCAGTAGCCTGGTTGGCTTGCCGCCCTCTTGTTCAGGGCCGGGCATATTACCCATCCTAGCGAGAAAAGAAGCTCGTCGCGGGTTGTCGCCAGCTTTTACTGGCGCTTTGAGGTTGCCCCCAGTTGCTGCATTATAAGATGCACGACCCTTGGCATTCAAGCCGCCCTTGGGGTTTTGACCGGCTTTTCTTTGCCAAGCGGGAGTTTTCATTTTTTCTTAGCGGTTTTAGCAGCTTGTTTAAAGTCAGCTTTCGTTGGCGCCCCCTTGGTTCCCGGCTTTCTCATCTTCTCGCCAGAACCCTCGGCAATGCGCTTACGTTTAGCGGCAATATTGCTGTAGAGGCCGGGTTTCATTTCTTGGCCTTTTTCTTGGCCATCCCTGCCATGCTTAAGCCAATAGCCACGGCTTGTTTCTGCGGATAACCTTCTTTACGCAGCTTGCTAATTTTGGCCGAAGCAGCTTCCTGCTTACCCTTTTTTGTGTACGGATACTTCTTACCGTCAACCATTGGCATGATCTTACCCCTTAAAAAATAGCCGATCAGCTACAAAAGTCAGTATTCCACCAAGCGTTGAGGCGATCGTCATGCCCACCCAGAAGCCGCCTTTAGACTTATTGGCCATTTCCAGCAGCTGCTTGACGTCGCTGCGCAAGCCATGCACTTCTAGCTGCAAAGCCTCGACTTGTGCCTCTAGTTTGCCAAATTCTCTTGGGTCAATTTCTGACATTTTCCGGTTTCCTTGGCCGCCCCATGCGTTTAGCCGGAGGCGATAAAGTTACTGTCATCGGCACTTCTGCATGCAGGTCTTCAGGCACATCAACCCGCACGTAGCCTTGGTGGCCTTTCATGCTGTCGATATCATGCTGAAGGTTAAACGTGACCATTTGGCCACTAGTCAAGCATTTGAAAGTTGCCACAAAACCTCCGAACGGCAAATTGGGGGCGCAAGCCCCCAATTTTTACGCCAGTGAACGTACTACAACCAGACGCAGTGTGGACGATGCCAAGTCCACAGTGCCACCGGTTTCGTTTTGAAACCGGATGCTAACGGTATCAGCTGCGCTGACATAACCAGTCACGATCAAACCAGCCACATCAACGGCCAGCGAGGCCGACAGCACCATGTCACCGAGTGCTACGCCGGGGACGGCCACGGTATCAGTGTCACCCGCGCCGTCAGCCAAACTGTCGGCGTTAAGGGTGGCACGAACCAAAAAAGTGCTGGTATAAAGGCCCCGAAACTGGTCATTGCCAGCTCGGACCACAACGGAAGTTGCATTTGCCATGAAGTTCTCCTAATTAGGTTGAAAACCCCCGGCCGAAGCCGGGGAGTTTAATTAGGCTGGAACAGCCAGAGCGAATGCCGACGACGAGGTTGCAGCGCCTACACTTGCGGCAGTGCGCATGGCTTTGACGCCATACAGCATGTCGGAGGTGAAGAGTGTGCCCAGGTATTCCTGCTTGTACTGGGTCTGCGAACGAACGCCCATCTGCTCAACCAGAACCATCGACTCTTTGTGGCCCATCAAGCAAATACGGTCGGCAGCCGAGTTACCGGCACCGAAGTCGGCGTTGGAGCTGACAAACACGGGGATACCATACAGGTTGCCAATCTCACCATTACGGATAGCGTTGCCATCACCCACAAATGCTTGCTCAGTGTAGCGAGCCAGACCCATCAAGGTGTTGCGGCTTGATGGTGGGATGACGAAGAAACGACCGTCCATCGGCGTGTCGTTGTCGTCCAGACGCTGGATGGTGCGACGGATCGCAGCATCCGTCAGGGCGGCAGCGTTCGAGGTCGAGCTGTTGTACGCAGTGGTGCCGTCCGAACCAATGAAAGCCTTGGTGGTAGCCGCAGCAGTTGCGTAGTCGTCAGTGCCGATGGTGGCGCCATTGAAAGCACGACCCAGCTGAACCAGATCGGTGTCCACTTGGCGAGCCAAGGCGTAGCCGGCGTCGCTGGTGTAGAACTGACGCAGCGAGTTCAGCGCTTGAGCTTCGACGATGTCTTCAATCAGACGGCTGTACTCGTAATGCTTGTTGATAAGAATCTGGACTTCAGACTCCGTTGCAGCGATCAGCGTGACTGCGTTGGTGGCAGTCTTGGCCGAGGCATTGCCACGGGTTGGGGCTGGAACGTGAACGGTGTCACCTTTCTTGCCCTTGAAGTTCATCTTCATGACAACATTGGCCAGAACTAGGTTCTTTTTGTAAGCCGCAACAATCTCATCACTCCAAATCTCTGGAATAAAGGTTGCTGCTGTTGTCGATGTTACGCTATTTGCGGGGTTAAATGCGGTTGCCATGTCTAGCTCCTAAAGTCAAAAGTAAAATTTATTTGACCCGGCCTTCCGTGTACGCCGCCATAATTTCGTCAGACAGCGCGTCGTATCTAGCCGGATCGGTCATTTTCAGCCGAATAAGGTCAGCTCTGCGATAGACACGTTTTGAGCTCTCACCCGTTCCGCCCGCATCCACTTGCACGGCTCTCATCGTCTGCTGGCGAGCTTCCTTACCGGATTGCTCTACCTGCTTTTGCTTGATGCCGCGCAACTGCTTGTACGTGCTCAGTAATTCATTGGCCGCTTCATAATCAAACTGCGCATCCGCCCGGGTGTAGAGCTCCAACCGAAATTGAGATGATTTGACCCAATTCTCAAAATCGGCATTGGCACTGATCTCCATGAAATCAGGGTGCTCTTGCGCTAGGCGCTGCTGCGTTTGCATCCGTCTGAAATCAATGCCCGCTTGACGGGCAGCAATAACGTCTGGATGTGCTTCAACGGTTTTCTGAATCGCCTTTTGGGGATTCTCAAAAAAGTCTACTTCAGGCTCTACCTGTTCAACAGATTGTGATTTTGACGAGAGATTCTGCTTGATGAGCTCATCGGCAAGTTTCCGCACTTCCCCGACTTCCTGCGCCTGGCGACCAATGACCTTTTCAGCCTCTTGGTGCATTTTGACGACATCCTCGATTGACTTCCCGCGATAGCGGTCGGGCAATTCAGGTATCTCTGGCGCTGCGTAATCCGGTAGTTTTGCGTCTTCTGCCTCTAACTCACTAGGCATCTCTGGTTCGTTATCAATCAACATGTCGAAGTTCCTTTTCCTGCCATCTTTTGGTTCTCAGGATTAAACATGAACAGGGCATTTCTGCTTATCTGTTCGCCTTCTGCTCGGATTTTAGCTTGTCTCGGTGCTTTTTATCAAACTTTGCGTGAGCCGTTGGAAACGCTCCCGACCACCCCTCAAGTTTAAATGCCGGTGCAGATACTACGCGGTTGGCTAACTTGCCGCATTTGCAACGAATTTGTTTGTTCTCAAATTCGACAAATCGCTCAACTCGCTCTCCGCTTTCACAGAGAAATTCAAAGATCTTTCTCATTGAGTGCCTCGTATGCCTCTTCGCTGACCTGTTTCAAGGTTTTCAGCCAATTTAGGATAGATAACTCACCCTTCTTAAATTGTAAATCTTTTTCGTCAGTGACGGTAGAGACATTGTTTAATGTAGTTATCATTAAGTCAATATCTTCCAG